GTAGCAGTATCTGCATCGCTTCTTACCGAAATGGACTTCAACGGTGTTAGAGCATTTGTAATCACATCGGGTTCTGGTGCAGGCGCAGTTACACTATATCCACAATACACAAACATCAACGGACAAAACGTTGAGTTCTTCGTAACTGGATCTACTGCTGCATTCCTTTCTGATGGCGCAACCGCTACTTCAAGAGGTGACTTTGAAGATAGAACTGGTGCTGACATCGGTATTCCTGAAATTGAGCTTGAGCTTAAATCAGAACCAATCGTTGCTAAGACTCGTAAGTTGAAAGCCGTTTGGACTCCTGAATTGGCGCAAGACCTTAACGCATACCACAGTATCGACGCAGAAGCTGAATTGACTCAAATGCTTTCTGAATACATCTCTCTTGAGATTGATTTGGAAATCCTTGAGATGCTTCAAGCTAACGCATTGACTACCGATTACTGGTCTGCAAGAGTAGGATATGACTACAACTCAACAACTGGAACTTTCGCAGTTGATTCAAGTTCAGTATCTGCAAACGCTTACCAAAAGAGCACTTGGTATCAAACACTTGGTATCAAACTTCAAAAGGTATCAAATAAAATCCATCAGTTGACAATGCGTGGTGGTGCAAACTTCATCGTGGCTAGCCCGGATGTATGTACTATCCTCGAATCAATGAACGGATTCTCATCAAACCCAGCTAAAGATGCTCTTCAGTTCGCAGCGGGTGTAACCAATGTAGGTTCAATCTCTAACAGGTATGATGTTTACAAAAACCCATACATGACTGAGAACGTTATCCTTCTTGGTTTCAAAGGTTCTAACTTCTTCGAGACAGGAGCTGTCTACGCACCATATGTGCCTTTGATTATGACTCCGCTTGTGTATGACCCGACTAACTTCACACCACGTCGTGGAGTTATGACGAGATACGCTAAGAAAATAGTCAGACCTGAGTTTTACGGGAAAATTGTGGTTGAGGGTCTACACACTCTCTAATCACCGATTAGATAACCAAAAGTAAATTAGGGGAGATTTATTCTCCCCTTTTTTATTTTTTATATTTATAGTAAATAACTAACTATGTCTCTTAACGTAAAATGGCCCGGCTCAGGCTCAGCAATATCAGGCTCAACCCCATACGCATTGTATGATGCAGATGCTGATTTTCAAACCGATGGACCCAGAACCGCAGTATGGTGTGCAACTCGTCTTGGATATCCAACGGTTGATATAGAAATGATAGATACACAATTTTATGCCTGCTTTGAAGAAGCCGTTTCGGAATATTCGGCACAGGTTAATCAATTTAATATAAGAAATAATCTCAACATACTCCGCGGTTATCCGAAGTCAGAAAACAAAAACTTTAGTCAGACGCTTGTAGATGGTTCATTTGTTCCGACAATATTTAGAATGTCGCAGGCATACGGAACACTTGCGAATGTTGGTGGTGATACGGATATTAAGAAGGCGTATATTGATTTGGAAGTTGGAACGCAGGAATATAATATTGCTACATTGGCAAAAGATGCCGCCACATCACAATCTTTTTCGACCCTATTTAATACAGCATCTAAATTTGAAATTACAAAAGTATTCTTTGAGTCCACCCCGGCAATACAAAGGTTCTTCGATCCATATTCGGTTGGTGCACAGGGTACGCTTAACCTATTGGATGAATTTGGATTCGGTCAATATTCACCTGCTGCACAATTCCTATTGATGCCATTGTTTGAAGATTCATTAAGAATCCAACACATCGAATTAAATGACCAAATTCGTAAATCGGCATATACTTTTAATATCGTAAATGATAAGATAAAAGTATTTCCAATTCCAACAGTCCGCACTCCAAAACGTATTTACTTTGAATATTTTTCAAGTAATGAGTTTGATAAAAGTGCAATAACTATAAAAGATAATAAGATATCTGATTATTCGGACATTAAATATGATTTTATTTCATATGATTCCATAAACGATGTTGGAAAGCAATGGATACGAAAATACACATTAGCCCTTGCAAAAGAATTACTTGGTGCTATTCGTGAAAAATATAGTACAATTCCGATACCCGATGGTGAAGTATCACTTGATGGAGCCGCACTTCGTTCCGAAGCCCAAACCGAAAAAGATACACTAATTACTCAACTACGTGAGAACTTGGATGAACTTGGACGTACAAAGCAATTTGAATATAAAAAGAACGAAGCCGATTACCATCAAGAGATGTTGAAAAAAATTCCACTCACAATTTATATAGGTTGAAATGCCAAAATTCATATCTCCACGTGACGTAACATTTTTTAGAGGGATTGCTAGAGAGTTGGTAGATGAAGTAATACAAGTTGAAATAATACTCTACAAACTTAACATTTATCAATCAAAAGTAAACCTGTATGGTGAGTCTCTCGATAAAACATATTATCGTGGCGTTTCAATATATGCACTCGTTGATAAAGATGGTGTCGAAAGAACATATGAAGGATTTGGACCGGATGCTACACAAACTATAACATTCAAATTGGATAGAGAAAGGTGCCAAGAAAAAGGTATTTATCCTGAAGTCGGTGACTTTATTTACTTTGATACATCTTACTACGAAATTAATAATACAAACGAAGTTCAATTCATAGGCGGACAAGAGTACAACAATTACAGCATAGTATGTACGGCATTTATGAGTAGAATAAGCGACCTTAACATAGAAAAACGAATTGAATAATGGCAGAGAATCCACTAAGACGACCGGACAGAATACTCCAAAGAAAATGGGAAGCCGGTGATATTAACCCATCGGTAACTTTATATGATATAGATTACGCCATTATGTCATATTTAGAAGATGTAGCGTTACCAAACCTATCGGACTCACAAAATACAAATATAAAGATACCTGTAATCTATGGCAATTCCGAAAGATGGAATGGCGCAAGACGACAGGGTGTTTATAGAGATAATAAAGGTAGAATACAACTACCAATGATGATGATACGAAGAACAACGGTTGCCAAAAATGATGCAATACCAATGCTTAATAGACATGTATCATATGCAACGGTAACAAAATGGAGTAAGAGAAACCGATATGATCGTTTTAGTCTTCTAAATGGTATAAGTCCGGCATATGATTTGTATAATGTAACCATGCCTGATTATGTGGAAGTAAACTACGATTGCATGGCTTGGACAAGTTTCACCGAACATATGAACGTTGTAATTGAAGCCCTAAACTTCGCATCAGATGAATATTGGGGCGATAAGACCCGTTTTAAGTTTTATGCTAGCGTTGCGGACTATAATGTAGTAAATGAAGTAAACGATAATCAAGAACGTATAAACCGATTAGAGTTTTCTCTAAATGTAAAGGCGTATCTTCTACCTGAAAAATTTGCATCAGAAAATACAACAAAAAAATCTCAATCAATTAACCGTGTAGTTGTTACATCTGAAACGGATTTTACAGCAGATGGTAGATTAGAAGCAATGCTTACTGCACAATCGCCATACTACGATAATAAGGACCTTGTGGATTATCTTTCGTTAAATAGTTCGGACTTTATGAATTATGCTTCGGATAATATATTTAATTTGACAAATGTAAAATTAATTAAAACACCAGCAGCATTTTCATCGGTAATAACGACTGAATACGATATTAAAGTTTATATAAATGGTGTCCGATATTACGAAACAACCCACTACACATATTCTATGACAGGAAATACGTTAACTGTTACATTTAACAATATAACACTGGGGTGGAATGTTGTAAGTACGGATGAAGTAACAATAACCGGAAAGTATATTGAATTGACATGAAACGAACACTTTTAGATATTACAAACGTAATTAGCCGAAATGTTCCGAAAGTAATTCTGACTCCATATAATTTAACCGATTCTACATATTCGGTTTGGATTGCAAAAGGATGGAGATTTGCACCGATATTAAGAGAGGTAGAATATCGTACAAATCAAGATAGATTACGGATAAGAATAAACACACATAATATTAATCCAAAAGATTACATTACCGAAACAGTTTCGGAAGGTCTTTTAGTTAAATTCATAAAATCACAATTTGAATATCCTTTAGATAACTTAGATGAAATCGTAGTTGGAGGAGACTTAGAAAAATATGCTTAACCGATTCACATCAAATACAAAAAAACTAAACCGTGTTTTTTCAAAAATAAACATGAATAATATTCCTGATTTACTTTCGTCTACCGGAAGTATTCAAGAAATTATTAACGATGGCATTACCCCACCAAAAAAATTTGAAGCAAATACAAAGGTAAATCAGACACAAACTAAACACACATTTACAAATAATATAATAAATGAATTTCATACAGATATACTCCAATACAGCGCAAGATACATATATGTTAGCGCAAGTGTAATAGAAAAAACAACATATGATGCCGATGAATCTGTGTTAAATAGATTGGTTATAAACAATAGAACATTGGATTATGGAACTGAAACCGTCGGGCCTGAAAATTTTGAAGTGTTTATTGATGGATTACATATGCCAGGCATATTTACTATAAATCAAAGTGGTTCGCACATTGAAATAAAAATTAATGAGTATTGGTTAATTGATAATCGTGTACAACCGCAAGATATTAAAGCATTTGGAAAAATAAAACCTTTATAAAATGGCCACAAGAATAAGAACAAAACAACTTGAGTTGGATTTAGATGGGGCTACCCTTAAAAATGTAACAATCAGTACTGCAACCGATGATCAATATTCTCTTATTGTAAGTGGTGCTATTGCTGTTGTAGATGCAACAAATGTGGATATAGTAGGAAGTTTAGATGCAGAATCGGGTTCAGTAGTTCCTGCTATGATTTGGATGCAATCGGGCTCATCGGCACCGTCGGACCCAATTATCTCTGGAAGTCTTTATGGAAATGTGATTGATTTAGGTGAGTTTTAATATTTATGTTAGTAAGTGCTATATAGCATATTAATTACTAACAAAAGGTATATACCTAAATGAGTCAGATAATAAAATTACGGAGAAGTTCCGTTCCTGGACGTGTACCATCAACTGGGTCTTTAGATTTTGGAGAATTAGCCATAAACACATTTGATGGCAAAGTTTTTCTGAAAAAAAGTGGAAGTAACGGAGAAGAAATTATACAAATAGGCGGCACCGCAGGGCAACTTAATAAAGTATTTTATGTAAGTGAGCAGGGAAACGATAACTTTGACGGAAAAACATTAGAGACTTCATTTAGGACAATAAAAAAAGCAACAATAGCAGCAAGTGCAAGTATAGCTGCAAACCCCGGCTTTCCTGCATATAGAGTTAGTATTCATGTTAAGACCGGATATTATACCGAAGAAGCACCTGTAACCGTACCGGCAAACACATCTATATTAGGAGATGATTTAAGAACGGTTGTAGTAAAACCTACTTCTGCAACAAGTGGTTCAAATCTATTCTTAATGAATAATGGAACATATGCGTGGGGATTAAGACTAGAAGGGTGTAAAATAGATAATTTAGAAGACCCAAGAAATGGATTCTTCTTTGCATTCGCACCAAGTGCTTCAATTGTAACATCGCCATACGTTCAAAACTGTACAGCATTACACACTCCGGCCGATAAGTTTTATTCACCATTAGATTCAGCATCAGCAAATCCATTGGTAGGAAACGGACCGGGTGGAATGATTGTGGATGATTCCGTATTAGATGGATATTCACCTCTCAAATCAATGATAGTAGACGCCTACACACAGGTAGCATTTAATGGTATTGGCATATGTGTTCGCGGTGGTGGATACGCTCAATTAGTATCATTCTTTACAAACTTTTCTAGAATAGGCGCGTATGCAGTTGATGGCGGACAAGCATCATTACTTAACTCAAACACTACGTTTGGTGATTATGGATTAAGGGCAAGTGGTTCTCGTATGCTTGTTAATCCGAATATAGTAATAGTAAGTCAATCGGTTGATAATACCGGAGCTGCCTTATTAAAATCAAATAAGACGGCCATTCAGAATTACATGATTTCTAAATTAGAAGTATCTGGAGCATATGCATCAAGCTATGGTGTAAGTGGTAGTAGATACGCTTCGACAATAAAAGATTCCGGATTGTTGATTGATGCACTTTCCGATGACCTCCTATCAAGTGGTTCAGCAAGAACGGCACAATTTACGGCAGGACTTTTCAAAACCCAAGACCTATCTAGTGGTAGTATTTACACATTGGCACCTGCATCGGGTTCTACATTTACAAAAGGTGCAATAACGGTATTCCCCCTCATATCAAACACTACCGGCTCTTTGGCAGGCGACTTCATTAAATCATACGAATATATTAGAGAATATATTATAGATGACCCATCTAGTTCATTTACAACAATGTCCGTTGGAGGAAAATTAAAAGTATCACAATCTTTGCAAGTTGTAATAGATACAATACAAAAGATAGTCGTTGATGGGGCTGGCGCAGAATTGTTGGAGGAGTTTGGTTCTCTACTAACATCAACATCGCATGATTTTTCATACGCAGGTTCTGGTGTGAACTTTTTAGGATTACCAAATAATCAACGTGGCGTTGGAAAAACAAACTTTGATATAAGGGTTGTACAAGAGGCAGGCGGTAGAGTTTTCTACACCGCAGGAGATGAGTTTGGCGATTTCTATTCTGGAGATGAATTTATAATTAGACAAGAAACGGGAACAATTGAAGGTAGAACTTTCCAAAGAGCTCTATCGGCGACAATTGTACCTGTAAACTTAGCATTAGAAGGATAAAATAAAACTATGGCAACACAAATACCAATTAACCGATTTAAAGTATTAACAAGCATATTAACCAGCGGAAGTAATACTATCTACGAAGTAACAGAGGATGTAGCAGCAATTCTACTTTCTGCAGCAGTAACAAATGTTACGAGTAGTTTACAAACAGTTGATGTTAGAGTTGAAAAAAGTGGCTCTGCTACATCTTACTATTTACTATACAATTCACCAATACCCGTCGGGGAAGCCCTAAATCCTTTTCCCGGAAAGGTAATATTGGAAAAATATGATTCATTGGTAATGCAAACAAATCAATCAGGAAGTTTGCATGTTGTTCTTTCTGTACTTGAAAACGCAACTAACTAATTATGGCAAAAAGAATTGGAAGAGAGCCGGTTGAAGTAAATATAAACGCACCGCAGGAGAATCATATACCTATTTTTGATTCTCAAACACGTCTTTGGAATACTGTCTCAACGGCCAGTCTTCTTTCCAATTTATTAAGTGGTAGCAATGAGTTTAGCGGAAATCAAACAATAATTGGTGACCTGACTGTTAGTGGTAGTGTTTTTGCATATGATATTTCAAGTTCATTATATGGTACTGCAAGTTGGGCTATAAATGCACTAACTGCATCATCTGCGGACGACCTGTTAGTTCGTGGTACAATAACAGCTCAAAGAATACACGTCCAAACAATAACATCTTCTACTGAACTTGTTACAGGCTCAACTCAATTTGGGACAGAATTAAGCAATACGCACCAATTTACAGGCAGTGTAACTATATCGGGGTCTATAATATTAACCGGTGGTGGAACAGTTCTACCAAACTATCAAGACTCAATAGGTAGCATTGATTTAAAAGCTGGTGCACCAAATGCATGGGCAGAATTACAAAGTCACAACGAAGGTCAGTATATTTGGGTTGATGATACCGGTGCATACATAGGAACAAACTATGACACTAGCTCTCATGCTTGGGTATTTGATAAAACTGGATTTTTAACTGCACCTGGAGGAATATCTGCATCTTCATTTACTGGTTCTTTAAAAGGAACTGCAAGTTGGGCAGAAAGTGCATCATTTGCACTAAAAGGAAATGGAGTATTTAGTGGTTCATTTTCCGGCTCGTTTGTAGGTGATGGGTCGGGTATTACCAACATACCTTCAGGTTCTATTACCGGATTAGATGTTTCTAAAATCTATTCAGGTAGTGTAACTGCATCTGTTGACCCTGCATATGGATTCAAAGTAAATTCGGATTCACAATTTAGTGGTTCAATGAATGTATCTGGTACAATAAATACCGATAGAGACATTTATGTACATAGTGTAAGAATAGGCCGTGGTGATGGTGCATTCATTACCAACACTGTGGTTGGTAATAATGCCCTTACAATGAATGTTGGGCAACAAAATACGGCTTTAGGTTCTTTCGCTTTGTGTGAAAACGTAGGAGATGGTAATACAGCCATCGGTTCATATGCATTACATTCTTCAAGTGCTGCCAACAATAACGTTGCAGTTGGTTCGGAGGCACTCATAAATATGGATAGTGGTGACTACAACGTCGCTGTTGGTATAAATTCGGGAAAGAATGCAGAAACAGGATTTAATATTGTTTCCAATGAATCTGTGTTCATTGGTGCAAATACAAAACCAAGTGCAAGCTCGGAAACTAACCAAATTGTAATAGGATATAATGTAATTGGCAA